AGTAGGAAACCATTAGAATTTGAATTTGAATTGGAATTATTACCAAACATGCCATTAGAATTGGAATTGGAATTGGAATTATTACCAAACATGCCATTAGAATTTGAATTTGAATTGGAATTATTACCAAACATGCCATTAGAATTGGAATTGGAATTGGAATTATTACCAAACATGCCATTAGAATTGGAATTGGAATTATTACCAAACATGCCATTAGAATTTGAATTTTTACCAGTTGAAGAACTATTATTGCTAGATAATGCTTTTATTAGATTTCCAGAACCATCTTTGGAGTTACTTGTTTGTGTATTTTGGGTAAATCCTTCATAGCTATTACAATTACCTCCTAAAAAAGAACATAAGACAAGTCCTAATAATAAAATTAAGAAAAGAAATAATGCTTCAATATTCATTGTATAATTTATATAGTGAAAAAAGTTTAAAAAATAATTGAATTGAATATTATAATATAAATATAATTAACAATAGTATAATATAATGAAAAACGACTCTATAAGTGCTGTTATAATTGATGATTCTGATGAGGAAATAGTTGTTGAACCTCAAAAAATAAAAAGAGTAATTAAAAAACAGGAGCCATTAAAAAAATTTCACATTAATGACCCAAATATTTTTGAAATAGGTGTAGATGAAGCAGGAAGAGGACCAATGTTTGGAAGAGTGTATACAGCTGGAGTCATTTTACCTAAAGATGATACATTCGACCATTCTAAAGTGAAAGATAGTAAAAAATTTCATTCAAAAAAGAAAATTGAAGAAGTCGCTGAATATATTAAAGCCAACGCTTTAGGATGGTATGTTAGTTATGAAGATGAAAAAACGATAGATGAAATAAATATATTACAAGCTACCCAAAAATCAATGCATACTTCGATTTTAGAAGTTAGAAAACAATATATCCAAAAAATGAAAGAAGAAGGAAATGATAATTATAGGTTTCATTTGCTAATAGATGGAAATTATTTTAAACCAATTACGATATTAAATAAGAAAAATGGTAAATTAGAAACTATTCCATATGATACAATTGAAGGAGGTGATAATAAATATACCGCAATAGCTGCCGCTTCAATATTGGCAAAGGTTTATAGAGATAAATACATAGATGAATTATGCGAAGAATATCCTGATTTAATTACAAAATATGCTATTGATAGCAATAAGGGTTATGGAGCTAAAAAACATATGGATGGAATAAAAGAACATGGTATAACAATTTGGCATAGAAGAAGCTTTGGAATTTGTAAAAATTATGTATAAATATTTTAACCGCTGTAAAAATTATGTATAAATATTTTGCTTATGATAAACATAATATAATAATGAGCCTACCCCTAAAACCCCTAGAATAGTATTGCTATGTTTAAATCCACCGAGTTCACTCCCTTCGTCTATTGATGCTAAGCTATATTTTTGTTCTAAATCTGTACCTCCACTTGATTTTGTTGACTTAATTGTTTTATTTTTTTTATTAAATTTACTACGTGTTTTATTCATTTAATATATATTAAATGAATAAAATAAAATTGATTTGTTTATTTGAATTTATAGAATACTTAAATAGCAAACAATTTAAACTCAAAAGTGTAATTAATAAAATGAAAATCGCCATATTTGATACTGAAACAACTGGGCTACCAAAATCTAAAATAATAAATGAATTAACATTACAATTGTGGCCTCACATAGTTCAGTTCAGTTATATAATTTATGATACCGAATTAAAAAAAATAATAAAAACAGTAGATTTAATCATTAGGATTCCAGAAAATATAAACATTAGTGATGAAGTTAGTGATATACATGGTATCACTAATTTTATTTCACAAACAAGTCAATATAAAATTGAAGACGCATTAATACATTTTAGCAATGATTATCTAAATTATGGCATAGATTTAATAGTAGGTCATAATTTGTCTTTTGATATTAATATGTTAAAGGTTGAATTAATGCGAGAAATAAGCAACGGTCAAAATAACTTAAATGATAAAAGAATATTTTTGCAATTATTAGAAATTTTAGATGATATGAAACCAGAATCTCAAGAATTATATTGTACCATGCAAAAAACGATTGGATTATGTAATTTAAAAGCAAAAACCAAATACGGAAAAGAATATGTAAAATTTCCAAAGCTTAATGAATTACATATGAAACTATTTAATTCTTCTCCTAGAAATCTACATAATTCTTTGAATGATGTTCTAATTTGTTTGAGATGCTATTATATGTTAGAGCATAAAGTAGATATTATAGAAATAGACAGTGAAATTAAAAGTTTATTAATTGATTTAATCTAATTTTACTTTTCTAAGCAGAACACATTTCACAAATCTCATCTTGTTCTTCATTTTTTTTTGATTCTGGCTCAATTGTAAATTGCTGGGCTTGATGTTTTGCCTTTCTTCTCAAATAATAAATTCCTGTTTTTAATCCTTGTTTCCAGGAATAAAAATGCATAGAAGTGAGAGTATTATATGTTGGGTCTTCAACCCATAAATTTAAGCTTTGACTTTGGCAAATAAATGCGCCGCGGTCCGCAGACATATCTATAACGTGTTTCATAGGAATTTCCCAAACAATTTTATATTTATTTTTAATATGTTCTGATAACATATCTAGTTGTTGAACTGAACCTTTATTCGCAATAATATTATTTTTAATTTTTTCATTCCATAACCCTAAGTTAATAAGTTCTTTCATTAAATATTTATTAACTACTACAAATTCACCTGCTAAAGTACGACGACTATACAAATTACTAGTAAATGGTTCAAAACATTCATTAAATCCTAAGATTTGCGATGTACTTGCGGTTGGCATAGGAGCCATTAACAAAGAGTTTCTTAATCCATACTTTTTAATTCTCTCTTTGAGAGAATTCCAATTATAACGGTCTGTTGGCTCTTTAGACCACATATCAAACTGAAGAATACCTTGAGAAGCAGGCGAACCTACAAAAGAAGAATATGAACCTACAAGATAATTACAATGTAATTCTTGTTGTGATTTATGACAATCAGGCTTAAATGATGTCATCTCATATTCATTTAAATTATCATGTTTATATATTTTAATTGTGTTAAATGAGTTTGATGTTATTTTTTTATACCTTTCAATAGAGATTTCATTACTTTTTTCTAAAGAAGCGTGATACATTGTTTCAAAAATCATTTTATTAACTTTTTTTGCTTCGTCACTATGAAATGGAATATCCATTAAAATAAATGTGTCTGCTAATCCTTGAACTCCAATTCCGATTGGTCTATGTTTCATATTACTTATTTTAGTTTTTTCGGTTGGATAAAAATTAATATCAATAACTTTATTTAAATTATTTGTTACTACCTTAGTTACTTCGTGTAGTTTATCATAATTAAATTGGTTTGTCTTTTCATCCACAAATGTTGGTAACGCAATGCTAGCTAAATTACACACTGCGGTTTCTTTATCATCTGAGTATTCCATTATTTCGCAACATAAATTTGAACTCTTAATAGTGCCAAGATTTTGCTGATTTGATTTCTTGTTGGCAGCATCCTTAAATAATAAATAAGGTGTACCAGTTTCCATTTGCGAGTCTAAAATTTTAAACCATAAATCACGAGCATTAACTATTTTTTTTGATTTTCCCTCAGTTTCATATTTTTCATATAAAGTTTTAAATTTATCACCATAAACATCTGAAAGTCCAGGACACTCATGAGGACAAAAAAGATGCCATTTTGAATTATCTCTAACGCGCTCCATAAATAAATCAGATACCCAAAGAGCATAAAACAAGTCACGAGCTTTTAGCTCTTCATCTCCATGATTCTTTTTTAATTCAAGAAAATCTTCGATATCTGCGTGCCAAGGTTCCAAATAAATCGCAAAGGAACCGTTTCTTTTACCACCTCCCTGGTCGATGTAACGAGCAGTATTATTAAAAACACGCAACATAGGAACTAAACCGTTTGATGTTCCATTTGTCCCTTGAATATGGGTGCCTTTTGCTCTAATATTATGAATATGAAGGCCAATACCTCCAGCATATTTTGAAATGCGTGCGCAATCGTGTAATGTATTATAAATTCCATCTAAACTATCATCTTCCATAGAAATTAAATAGCACGAACTAAGCTGTTGCCTTGGAGTGCCAGCATTAAAAAGTGTTGGAGTAGCGTGAGTAAAATATTTTAGAGACATTAAATCATATGTTTCTTTCACTAATTCTAAGCTATTAGGATTATCTAAATCTCCATGAATTCCTACAGCAACTCTCATCCACATATGCTGAATTCTCTCTATAACTACATTATTAACTCTAAAAAGATAAGCACGTTCAAGTGTTTTAAATCCAAAATAATCAATTAAGTAATCTCTATTATGGTCTATCATTTCATTTAACTTGACAGAATTAAAATCAACAAAATCCCATAATTTTTGAGATACTAAAGGCACATTTTTCTTTTGAATATTTTTAAAATTATGTAGTGTCATCATTACATTTGAAAATATAGGGTCAGTATTTTTTTGATGATTTGAAACAACAATTCTTGAAGCAAGTGTACCATAATCTGGATTTTGAGTTGATAAAGAAGCACATTGTTCTGCTGCTAATTCATCTATCTTAGTGGTTTCAATCTTGTCAAATAACTGGTCTATAACCTTCATTGTGAGAGAAGAATAATTTATTTGGATATCTGCTTCTTGGCCTAACTTTTTAATACGATTTAAAATTTTATCAAACGCAATATCTTCTAGTTGGCCGTTACGTTTAGTTACTCTCATATCAAAAGAAGTTTCCATTTAATATTATTAAATATGATATTTTTAAATTGATTAAAATGTATTTAATAATATTTATTTCTTCTTGTTCTTATTCTTCTTGTTTTTGTTCTTGTTCTTCTTGTTTTTCCACCTTTTGATGATTTTGTTATTCCGGTCATTTTTTTAAATTTATGCCATGCTCCTTTATTTTTTGAGTTTGGTTCAGGTCTAACTGAAAATGTTACTGTTGGACTTCTAGTAATTTGTATTGTGTCCTCTGGTCTTGTTTTTTTTCTTTCTTCTTCTTCTTTAGCTAGTTGTCTAGTTAATTTATCTTCTTTAGCTTCTGCCCTGCTTGTGTATCTCGCATATCGATGTTCATCCGCAGTCTGGCTATTAGCCTTTCTATCCTCACTATAATCCTTACTATATTGTCTTATTAATGGAGTTTCACTAAATCTAACAGTTTTTCTTGTTTTTGATTTTTGACTCATATATTATATTATTATATTATATTAGTAAAATATATGTGTGTTAAAATATTAATAGCATTTTTATTTTTTTTAATAGTTGTTGCTTTACCTTTATTTTATAAACAATATTTTTCAAAAGAAGGGTTTTCAAATTATTATTTAGGAAGCACTGATGGTATATATCCTTCTTCACAAACAGACGTATTAGTACAAGATACTTATCCTATTACAGGTAAAAATGGAGTGTCAAATGAAGGCTCAAACGAAATATGGTGGCATTATCCTATTTTTGAAGTCGGGTCTTACGACCAAATAACAAATAATATAAGATATTCTAATAATCCAGATACTGGCAGATGTATGCCTGCTAATTTCTGTGGAGCTTTGTATAAGGAAAAACAATTAAAATCAAATTACATTAAACCATTGCCACCAGTAGACCCAACATCTGGAACACGTATTGGATATTTTACTACTGATGTTAATATGTTACCATTTAGAACTGATGTACCTAACATTTTATATTAAATTCTACTTTTTATACTTTTTTAAAAAAGTAGAACAAAACATATATTTAAACGCAAATAATTTAAAATATAAAAATAATATTATAAAACAAATGGAAACAGAAAATAATATTAAAAATGTTGGTGAACCTTGGTTACAAGAAGAAGACGAACAATTAAATAAATTGTATAATATTGATATGTTAGATATTATTGAAATATCTAAAATACACAATAGAGCACCTGGAGAAATAATTTCTCGCTTATGTAAACATAATTATATTCCTAATCGTACATCAGCACGAGGATATATGATATATAAAAAAAGTGATTTATATAAACAAATAGTATTTTCTTCAGAATTAAAAAGAAGAGAAAACAAAGAAAGAAGAGAAACAAAGGAAGAAATAAAAAAATCAAAAAAAAATAATAATATGATAAAAATTAATAAAATTGATTATATAGAATTACAAAATGTTGTAAAAGATATGAAAAATGAAATAATAGAATTAAAAACAACAATTAAAGAATTGGTTGAAATGATGAAAGCTGTTTATGAGTTTGAAGACGTATAAATAATTAACTAATAAATTTTATTCTACTTTTTCTATTTTTTTAAAAAGTAGACAACCTTGAAACTCATTTTTACTAACAACATCTTTTTTTACTCTTTTTACAGGAGCTCTATGTTCGTATCCGGTCTCTCTTTCTTTCAAAATAATGTTCCAAACTTTTTCGAGTTGAGCGATATTATCTTGAAACCATTTTCTATTGCGCAAAATAAGAACACAGCTTAATTTTTCTAATTTCCAATAATGATTTTTAATCCATAACATATTATGTTGTTCTGATTCATATTTTTCAATCATTTTTTCTTCCCAATCATCAATTTCAGTATAATTTAAAAGTTCAAGTGGTTTATATAAGTAAAATGGTCTTCCTTCTTTAGTATTAAAATACATTATGATACCCTTAAATTCTCCTTTTACAGTTTTTTCTTCATTACCATCATCACAAAATTCTTTAAAATTTTCATATTCTGTAAATTTTGTTTCAAGAAAATCGCACTCATCTAGGTCACACACTTCCATTTGAAGCTGTGTTTGAATCCAATATTCTTTTTTTGGAATTCCAGTTATTTCACGGTTAACAATATTTTTAATTTCAAGCATACGACCATATAATGGTGATTCTGTTTTTACATTAATTCCATCAGGAGAAGCACCTAAAAATTTATATGTATTATGTTGAATACATCCAAAATCCTCTATTTTTGTATTATAAATATATTCATATATTTGAACTGATAATGGCTCATATTTTTGTCCCCAATGAAATGTAGAGTTTACATTTACCATAGAAAATTTATCATCATTTGAATTAGTTTTTAAAGGTTGACATTTTTCATAAATAAGTTGATTTACTGTAGAGTGACCTTCAAATGCTTTATAAGCATTACTTGCTGTAATTAAATTGTGTCTAAAACTATACCATTCAGGAGTTCTTTGTTCTGGTTGTGGAATTGAACGTAAATAATCTATTTTTTCTTGAAGTATATTATTATTATTATTTTGCTCTACAACTAATTCAGTTGTTTCTGTAATAGGTAACATACTTTTTGACCTACCTTGATAAAATGTTTCAAAATATATATCAAAAGCATCAGCCAAAATGTCATCCATATCATCTTCTATATCTTCATTCAAATATATATGATCTTCAAATTGTATAAGAAATAATTCTTTTACTGAATCAACAAAAGAATCATAAAAATCTGGTTCAGATACTGCGGTTGGATTTTCTTCAATATATGTATCCATTATTAATAAAGCTGCCTCAATAAAATCAAGTGTAATGTCTTCATCAATAAAAAATAGTGGTTCTTCTTCAGGTATTATATCATCAATTATATTTTTTAATTCTTCAAGTTCATTTATATATGTAATATTATTCATTATATTAATATACTATATAGTTTTTATATTAATATACTTTAATCTTTAATCTTTATTTACTTTCTTGTAATTCAGAATCTTTTCCTGTTTTATTAGGGATTATAGGTTTGTTTTTAATTGTACTTTGTAATTTTTTTGCTGGTAATGATTTTTGTGTTGATACTCGTTTATCTATATTTTTTAGAGTAAAATGTTTTGTTGCTTTTGTATATGATAAAGCAGGAATTTCTTTAATAAGTCCAGTTGTCTTATCATACACAACATCTTTAACTCTTTGAAATTTTTTTCTATCCAAACAATCTTTAAAAAATGTTACTAATAATTCACTTTCTTCATCATCTAGTTTATTTTCTACTTTATATAAATTAACATACTCTAGTAATTTCTTTGTTTTGATTGTTTTATCTAATTTACACCAAGGCTCATTTTTATTATTATTTTGTTCGTTTTCTAAAAATTTTTCCAAATTGGATAAATCATTTGCCGATTTTGTTTCTTGAATAGGTACACCACTTAAAAGCATTGTTTTATATTTAATATTTTTAAGTTCAACACATTCTTCATTATTCACAGTATTTGGTGTTTCTTCCATTTATATATAATATAATATAATGAGTTAAGTTTAACTAGTTTCATTAAATAGTTATTTATATTGTAATATTTATATTAATTAATTATTAAATAAATAAGTATTGTATAATTATATGGATAATTTGGATACTAGTGAAAAAAAACAAATTAATATTACAGGACAATCAAATAGATATCAAATAAAAAAATTAACACAAGAAAAAAAAAAGGATAAAAAGAGGGTTGAAATTGAAAAACTTAATTTGTCAGAAGAATATTTTACATTTGAAAAACAGAATGAAATAATAAATAATATTAACAATACTAATAATATATTGAATAAAGAAGAAGATAAAAATGCTTCAAAAATATTAATAAAACAAATAGAAAAAAAAATTAGTAGTTATAAACAACAAGATGTCGATAAAAAAGTTTTAAATAATGAAAAAATAATTAATTTAAAATGTATTATTGATAAATTAATTGAAACAGAAATTAAATGTTATTATTGTAAGTGTAAAATGCTTGTTTTATATGAAAATGTGAGAGAACCAAAACAATGGACTGTGGATAGAATTAATAATGACCTAGGTCATAATAATGACAATTTTGTTTTAGCTTGTTTGGATTGTAATTTAAAACGTAGATGTAGGTCAGCTGATAAATTTTTATTTACAAAACAATTAAATATTATTAGGCAAGATAATTAGGTTTATAAGTTATATTTAAAAAATATGAATATTTTATAACTTCTAAATGGAATGGAAATGGTCCAATGGTATACCTTATAAAAAAAGTAAAAGAGTTACTAAAAATGATATAACAGAAGAAGAATATGTAGAAGAACAAGATGAATTATTTAGTAGAAAAGTTGAAGAATCCGCATATTCAACATCTTTAAATCATGATGAAAATACTTGGGATATTTTAAATCAAGGTCTTTATAATGGATTTACTCAATCTAATAAGAGAGAAGCGTTAGATGATAAAATTGCTAATCGTGAATTAGTACAACAAAAAGGGTTTAATCCATTTTTAAATGATTCAAATTACGTACAAGATATATCAAATAGTGATATGTATTTAAAACCAATTAATACTACTCAAGAGCGTGAAAAAAATAAAACGAATAACGAATAAAAAAGTAATAAATTTATTACAAACTTCTAACACACATAGAATACATTAGACGATTTACAAAATATGCTAAAAAAGAACTAATTATTATGTTAATTGAATTTAGACAAATATATAAATCTATTTTTTTTGAATTGAATACTACCCCCCATACTAATAATAATACCATAAAAATAAATGCACAATATGTTATTACTGACATATAATAAAAATAATTACAGTAGCTTTTGTCTAAAGGGGTAAATAAATCTTTAAAAGAATTCATATATAAATTTCAAATATATTAATTATATTAATTCTATTTTGAAAATTATATATTATTTTGTAAATGACTTAAATAAATTATTCAAAAACTTAATAATGAACGCTTCAGCAAGTTATACAACTCAAAATGATTTATTGCTAAATAATTTAATGGACTTTTATAAAGATGAAAAAACGCTGAATAGAATGTTAAAAATTATTACCGGAGAATCCAAAATATCTCTTAGGATAGTTGATTGGTTTTCTACTAATTATGCTAAAAAATATTATACGATTTTTAGTATTGATGAAGATTCCGAAAGTGGTCGAAGATTTAAGGTATATGTTGATTACAAATTAAAGTTAAAAGCCTACAGTAAAAAACGTTTTGACCCTTTTTGTAGGTGGGATAGAATTAGCATACCGTACAAAAAAGATACTTGTATTGAGACCACAATCGGTCAATTGAATTTTTTTAAATGGGCTCTTGAGAATAAAGTCATTGATTATATCGAAGAAAATTATGAGGTTATAGAAAAGGATATGAATAATCGTAACAGTACTTCAAAAAGAAAGGAACAAATCGTTGATAATTCTAAAACACGTAAGAAGAGAGAAGAGTTATCTATTTCCGCTACAAAGAGTATCAAGAAAGAAAAAGTTGAGATTGTAGTACAATTTCATTAGATTTTATATTTTATAAAATTAAACATATACTTGTAAAATTGTATAAATAATTATTAATATATAATATATAATATAAAATGATTAGAGATTTTATACAAAATACAAAACTTACAAAATATACTAACGAGCCTTACATAATATTTGATATTGGTTCTCAGGATTGTACTCAGAGTATTGAATTTTATAAAGAGTTTCCAAATTCAAAAATTTATGCGTTTGTCTCTAATTCAAATACATTAGAATCATATAAAAAATATACTACACCATATAGTGATAGAATTACTATAATAGAAGGTTTATTATCTGATTATGATGGTGATATACGTTTGAATTCAATAAATCAGCAAAACACAATCAAATCGTTGCAATGTCATCGTTTAGATACCCTTATGAATAAATACGGTATTTCAAAGGTAGATTTACTATGGATAAATATGCCCTATAACCAAAAATTAGCAGAAGTGTCAGTATTAAAGGGATTAGGGAAACATTTACATTATGGAATAATTATTCGTACAGACGTTACTGAGACAACAATAAAAGAATTAATTGGGGGATGGTATTTGAGGTCCTAAACAAAACAAAAAATAACAAAAAAATCGTTTAAATAAAAAAAGATTAGAAAAATTTCAGAATTTGTAGGTATATAAACAATTCAGGCTATGTTTTATATATATCTTCTTAAAAAATATAAATCCCCGTATTTTTTAATAGAAGCAACAATTAATAATTTTTGGTAAGTATAATATAAGTTAAAAATAACCCAAAAAAGTTTTTCGCAAATAAATCTAAAATATTATAAAATGAATTTTTTAGATAATAAGGAAAAAGAGCCGCAACACCATAAAGAGACCAAAAAAAGAAAAAATACCAAAATAATTTCCAACCTGTTTTACTTTGTGTAGCATAATTTACATAAATTATATAATAATATATTAAAAATGGTATAAATCCTAAAATAACACCTGTAACAGTATCAATTATTTTTTGTTCTCCTAAATATCCAAATATTAACATTAACCAATTTAGGTATAATATATATGATAAGTTGCTCGAATTTTCTATTAATACATTAAATAATTTTAATTTTGTTGTATCAACACCTTTTTCTTTATAATTTAAATAAATTAAATATACTACTAATGTAATTAACATTGTTGGGGTTGTTATAGACCAATCTATGTATCGTTTTGGTGTAACATTTGTTATTTTGTTAAAATTATAAGCAAGCCAAAGGTAAAAACCTGCCTCAATTATTTGAACGACTACCTCTAATATCAGCAATTCTTTTATTATCATATATTTTGGTTCAACCTTTATTAAAAGTGTTCCTACTTCTATTACTCCAACAAAAAACTGAATAATAATTGATAAAACTAGTGTAACATAAAAATAATATTTAAAATTCATATAATATTTAAATATTTTAAATATTTTATATTTTTAAATATCATCCGCTGATGTAATATCATTATTTATTTCAATAATAGATAATACTTTTTTATTTAAAAAAGGTTTAATAATAGTGTGAATACATGAAATATACAACGTTGGATTAATAATGATTATATTTTTTAAATTATCACTAAATTTTGTTGTGATAAGTTTTGCTAATTCTATAGCTACTTCAATCTGTAAAAAATGTTTCAAATTAAATCCAATTCCATCAAAAACCCAAATCCATTGTTTATTTTTTGGAATTTCACTCAATACACCGTCATAATGATTGATTATACCAGATGTATCAAAATATAAATTAGCTTTTGAAGGGCATGTGTAATAATATAAAGTATCATCTTTTTCTAAAAGTTTAGTTAATGAATGTGATGATGGATTTAAAGAGCATACACCGCAAATATATGTCATGTAATTATATATTATTTTGTTTATTTAAAATATACTAATCCATGAAATGTATAAATTTTAAATATTAAAAAGTTTAATATTTAAAAATATTTTAACACATAAAATAATGGGGAATTCTCAATCAGTACAAAAAATTAATTTTGAAGACGTACAATATGTTTTAAAAAATTCAGAATCACATTTATTAATAAATACATTACCTGAAACAGAACAAATTTGCTTATTACCAAATACAGTTCATGCAAGCCAAGAAGAGATAATTATTAATAAGTATTTGAGTAATGGATTAAAAAATATAAAAATTATTATTTATGGGCGCAATTGTAATGATGAAAAAATATATACTAAGTGTAGCCAACTTAGTTCATTGGGATTTTATAATGTATATATTTATACTGGTGGATTATTTGAATGGTTAATACTTCAAGATATTTATGGTACACAAGAATTTCCAACAACAAAAAAAGAACTTGACCTATTAAAATTTAAACCTAATAAAATACTTAATATTTCCTTATTAGAATACTAATTTTTATTTTTTATTTTTTATTTTTTTTCTAGTATTTTTCCCCCCTTTATTCTTTCTATGTCTAGTTTTTTTACCACCACCAGATTTACCAAAAAAACCAGTAAATATAGAATTATCCATGTATTTACTTCCAACTTGATAGCTTTCTTCAGGGTCATTTATATTTTTATGAGCTACATAACCTCCTCTTAAAAATATAAGACCTGCTACTATGCTTCCTGCTATAATTAATGGTAAAAAATTTGACATTATTATATTATTATATTATTATAAAATATTTTATTTTATTTGTCCTGTTTAAATAAATATTCATCCGCATCATCATCATCATCTTCATCATAGTACATTTTTTCATCTAGGAACTCTTTACTAATTGCTAAATTTGATAATTCATCCGCACGCTTATTATTCTCTCTATAAATATGTTTAAATGAAATATGATTGAATTCTTTTTCTAAAAGTTTTGCCTCATTATATAAATCAATAAGATTTCCAGATTTTACCTTATACTCACCTTTCATTTGTTTAATAACAAGCATACTATCTCCTTCAACTGTAAGTGCTTTAATTCCTAAATTAATAGCTTCTTTAAGACCAATAATCAAGCCAGTATATTCTGCAGCATTATTTGTTGCGTTATTTCCAACAAACTTAATTTTAGAAGAAATTTCTTCTGTAAATTTATAAATAACAGCACCAGCACCAGCTATCCCTGGATTTGATTTACTGCATCCATCAAACTGTAATTTATGTTCTATTTCAGGATATATTTTTGCGACTTTTTTTTCAGTTGTAAGAATTATTTTTGGTAACATTATTTTACTCGTATTTGTCTTCATTTTTAATTAGTAATAATATTAATATATTTCTATATTTATAATCAATTTTTTCTATATATATTAAATATTTTTTAAATTATATATATAGAAAAGTATGTTAAGCGTGTTTTTTTTGCTTTCATTATTTGTAAACAACATTTTTGCCGATACTGAATGCCCTGTAGTAACATCCGTTGAAGATAGACGTAAAGATAAACACAAACTGCGAATTGCACAATATAATGTTGAATGGTTATTTATAGATTATTGTAGTTCTTCAAACTGTCCTGGCAGTGGTTGCCCTTGGAAAAATTCAACAGAAGCAGATACTCATATGTCTTATGTTTCAAAAGTTGTTAACACAATTCAGCCAGATATTATTAACTTTTGTGAGGTTGAAGGCTGTGATGAACTGAATATATTAGCGGCGAAGCTAGATGGCAGTTATAAACCTTACTTAAAAAAAGGCACTGATAGCTCTACCTGGCAAAATGTTGGAATGCTAACAAGAATTGACCCCATAGCAAGCCTTTATAGAAGTGAAGTAAGATATGATTATCCAATTTATGGTTCTAAGTGTGGTTATACTGGTACTTCAAGCTCTTCAGGGGTTAGCAAACATTATATTACTGAGTTTGTATTTAATAGAATGAATGTGGCAATGATATCCGCACATTTAATTGCCTATCCTACAGATCCTTCAAGATGCGCACAGAGAGAAGCACAAGCTATGGTTCTTCAGAGTGTTATATTTGAATATGTAAATCGCGATTATGAAATTATTATGCTGGGAGACTTTAATGATTTTGATGGAAAAGTACTAGATGTGAATAATAATATTCCTACATCTCAAGTTCTCGATATTTTAAAAGGTAATTATGGTGATTATTCCGGAAAATATGCGCTTCACAGCATAGCTGAAACAATCGTACAAAAAGAAAGATTTAGCGATTGGTATGATTCTGACAGTAATTGTAATACTGCTTCTAGTAAAGATTATTCAATGATAGACCATATTTTAGTAACAGATGGAATACAAAACAATATTGTTAATGCTTTTATGTATCATGAATATAGCGAATATTGTGGAAAATATGATTCAGACCATTATCCAGTTATAATTGATTTATCTCTTTAAAATTAGAAATCAAATATTATACATTTAAATATATTCACAAATTACCGTTTTAAATTCATTATTTTCAAGTATTCTAAACGGTTTTCCACAACCATAAATTAAATTATTGTTAATATAATAATCACATTCTTCTTTGCTTGCATGTGGATTAATTTGAGTATTATTAGATTTTAAAATACCGTGACGAAAAATTCTACAGTTTAATTGTTCTATTAAAACAGGAATATTACAATGCGGACAATTTACAACAATATTAATGATTCTTTCTGTTATATTAGATTTATTTTCAGTCATTAATATAAATAATATGTATTATTTATATTATTTTATGATTGTATAATATGGATATACCACTAATTAGCTCAATATCTAGTATTATGTCAAGATTATCCTATTTTGATAATACACATTTTTTAAATAAGTATTTACAAATCTTTAATATTGATGAAGTAAACAAACAAATTTTAAATTTTAAAGATATTGATATTACTAATATATTTGATTTAAAAATACAAAATATGATATCAATTAATAAAAAAGTTAATAAAATTAATTACAATGATATTTCTAGTAATTTATCATCAAAAGACGTACAATACATTTCTATTTCTACATCAAACTATTCTAGTGTATATATTGTTGCTAATAAATTGATGAATACTATTTTTATTTGTTTTCGTGGAACATATTCTGTAAAAAGTGGGTTATCATATTTAAAACTTAGTTCTATTAGTCCAAAGAATATTTGTGATGATTCATATGACGGTTATTTACTTGGGGTATTTAAAATTATTTCAGAGATTTTTTATACAATTGAAGAATCTATAAACTATTTATCTAAACATTTTTTAAAAACTAATAATATTAAAATTATTACAACAGGACACTCATTAGGTGGTGGAGCAGCTAGCGTTTTTTCATATTTATGGGTTAAACATCTAAAAAAATCAAAAATTGCGTGTATTACTTTTGGTAGTCCACGTGTAATGAATGGACCATTAATTGAAAAATTTAATGAATTAATAAGAAATGATACTATAATGTTTAAAAGATATATTAATAATGGCGACCCTTTTGCCAAATTACCTATTACTAGTAAAAAATTTCTAAATTCATATTATTTTCCGGATGATTATGATGAATCTTTAAATTTTGTAGCAATAACTTGCAGTGATATTAAAAAAACTAGAAAAATTCATTGTAATTTAAAAACTAAAACAAAGAAACGCAAAATTAATATTAAATATCATGGTACATATTTGGGTATATCATATAAAGCCGCAGCAAATAACCTTACTGATTTAAATAAAGAAATTAAACGCGATTCAAATAATGATACAATTTGCCGAATTATTATAGGTGGAAACAATGAGAATTGTAAAGCTGTTTTTTTCAATTTAAATGATGCTAAAAATAAAAAACAAGGACTTATTAGTTCAAAATTAAACAAAATTAAAAAAACATTTTTTCAAGTTGATTATAAGCATCAGGATATATATATTAATAAAAAAATGTTCGAAAAATTAATAAAAAGTAGTATTGAATTAGATAATACAAACTTGAATCCTTTAATAAGTGATAAATTAGTAAAAATTCAACATACAAATTCAAAACAAGAGTTAAATTGTATTTAATATTTTTTGTATATCTATTATATATTAATTATGAATAAATGTGTTAATTTGGTCTATCCACTCACTTATTTGTTCTTTATTCTCATACATATCAACATTTCCATTTAATACTAATTGATTTTTACAAACACAATCTTGAGAATTTACATCTAACATATTATTGTGATATTTATGGCAATTTTGTAAGTACTCTAAAGGTATATTACTTTCTCCTGTTCTAGAGCGCTTTTCAATACGCATATGGCAAATTTCTGGGTCTGTATTTACATATATAACTTTACTAACTGGAAAATCTTCCGCAAATGTATCAAACCATTTTAAATAAATTTTATAGTTAACTAACTCAATATTACCTGAGTCAAATAACATTTTTGCGAATACTAATTTATCAGTAAATAAACTACGTTCTGATATAAAAATAGCATCTGGATTTTTTTTAATTTCTTTTCTTATAACATCAAGTCTTGAAATATATGCCATTATTTGAAATGAAAAACCATATTTTGTTGAATCACCATAAAACTTTTCTAGAATTGTTACACCATTTTCATCTGTAATTGTTTCCCATTCATCAACAGGTTCTTTTAAAAATACAACATTTTTATTATTACTAAAATATGTTTTTAGTTTTCCCATAAGGGTTGATTTACCAGAACCAATATTTCCATCAATAGAAATAATTTTTACACTTTGAAAATTTGACATTCTTTATTTGATATTATTAGATATCTTTTTATTTTTATATTAGTTATAAATCAATTTTTTTAATAAATAAAATTGAAATATAAATATATATTTAAAGATTATAATATTAAATAAAGCAACAATGGACTTAACTCAAAGAAAACTTAATAAATCTGAATGGGACTCAATTGAGCTTCCTGTTTCCGAATCTGAAAAGAAAATATTAAAACTTATTATTGCGGGGTTTAATAATGTTTATATTAAAGTGAACGAACATAATTCATTAATTTCCTTTTTAAAAATCGAACATAATGAGAAAATGGAAGATTATTTATTTAATAAGTATTTTCGCGAAATAATAGCAAAAATTATAACCCAATACTCAGCAAATTATATTATTATGCCTGTTAATTCAGACATTAAAGTCAAAAGTGCTGATAAAATTCGTCTAGAAAAAAATAACTTAGATACTATAAATCAAACAGAAATTTATGAGTTTGTCTTAATTTCTCATTTAGAAAATATTTTAAAAGCTAAATCTACTAAAATATTCATGTTTCACTATTTTACATTATTCAAATTGATTAAAAATAATATTACAAAAATTAACAGACACATTTTGACAATAATTAACATTGTTTTAGAAACGTTTCAAGATAAAATCGATATGTCTGTTATAATTGAAAATGCGGTTGACTATATTGAAAAAAATGAAAGTTTATTGAAATATGCTGATATGGAGTTGTACGAACATCAAAAAGAGATATTTACTGTTTGTAAGCAAAAATGCCCTAAAATTGTGTTATACATAGCTCCAACTGGTACTGGTAAAACGCTATCACCATTAGCTTTATCAGAGTCACATAAAATCATATTTGTTTGTGCTGCTAGACACGTTGGATTAGCATTAGCCAAAGCAGCTATATCAGCCGGTAAAAAGATTGCTTTTGCGTTTGGTTGTGCTAGCGCTGCTGACATTCGTTTACATTATTTTGCGGCAAAGGTTTATACTAAAAACAAAAGAACTGGTGGAATCGGAAAAGTTGATAATAGTGTTGGAAGTGAAGTTGAAATTATGATATGTGATATTAAATCATATTTGCCAGCAATGTATTATATGAAGGCTTTCAGTACAAAAACAATAATAAATGAGAGAAATGGAATGGAACAAGAAGTTGAAGATATTAATGGTCTAATCACATATTGGGATGAACCAACTATTACAATGGATTATGAAGACCATGATTTTCACAAAATTATTAGAAGAAATTGGAAAAAAAATCTCATTCCTAATATGGTATTATCATCTGCTACATTACCAAAGCTTCACGAAATAACTGAAACTATAAATGATTTTAAAAATAAATTTGTTGGAGCACAAGTATTTAGTATTGTAAGTCACGATTGTAAAAAATCTATTCCTCTAATTAATAAAGATGGATATGTTGTTTTACCTCATCATTTAAATGAAGATTATGATGAAGTTATAAAAATTGCTAGACATTGTAAAGAACATTTAACTTTACTAAGATATTTTGACTTAAAAGAAGTGGTTGAATTTATAACCTTAGTAAATAACAATAATTATTGTAGTGCTAGAATGAAAATTAATAGAAACTTTTTGGAGCTTAATGATATTAATATGACAAGTATTAAAATTTATTATATTAATTTATTACAAAATATAATTAGTGGAACTTGGGGTGCTGTTTATAATGGTTGTAAGCTTTCAAAAGAGCCAAGAATTCGTTCTAATATTTGGATTGACCCAAAAGGTAATAAAATTGTTAAATCTAGCAGTCTAGGACACGGAATTTCTACTAGGGAACTAGAAGGCAAAGGATTAAAAAGAATGGTAAGCGAACAAGTTCAACCAAGTGTAGTAAATTCACTACAAATTCCTGTACCACAAAATCAAACTCCTGGTATATATGTTACAACTAAAGATGCGTTTACATTAACTGATGGTCCTACTATATTCTTATCAAATGATGTTGAAAAAATAGCAAAGTTTTGTATTCAGCAAGCAAATATTCCGGCTAGTGTAATGAAAGATTTGATGGAAAAAATAGATTTTAATAACTCATTGAATTCAAGATTAAATATTCTAGAAAAAAATCTAGAAGATATATCGGAACAGGCTGAAAGAGCACTTGGAGACCAAGGCAATAATTTGAATTCAAGAACAAAATCTTCTAAGGACCTAAGAAAATTATCTAGAGAACCTAGTAAGGAAGCTAAAGATAAAGGTAAAGATACTACCAAGGGAACAATTTCAGAAATTAATAATGAAATTACAGTTATTAAGTCAATGATTAAAAATGCTACCCTAAATGATACATTTGTTCCTAATAAAATTCTTCATTTAGCTAGATGGGCTGAAGGTTTAAACACAAATGATGCTTTTACGAGTAATATTGAAGAATCAATTGTAAATGAAATTATGTTACTACATGGAATTGAAGATAGTTGGAAGGTTTTACTTATGATGGGAATTGGAGTTTTTACAAATCATAATAATATTACATATACTGAAATCATGAAAAAATTAGCAGATTCGCAAAAATTATATATGATTATTGCGTCTAGTGATTATATTTATGGAACAAATTATCAGTTTTGCCATGCGTATTTAAGTAAAGATTTGAACCTGACCCAAGAAAAAATCGTACAAGCTCTTGGACGTGTTGGTAGATTCAATATTCAACAAAATTATACAGTTAGATTCAGAGATGATAGTCAAATTCTAAAACTACTAACTACTGAAACTAATAAACCTGAAGTCATTAATATGAATAAGTTATTTAATAGCACCAAAGTTTCATGGAATGGAGAAGCATATATTCAAGAGCCTGAAAATGAAAGCGAATCAGATAACGAAGAAGATGAAGTTGAAGAACATGAAATAGATGATGAAAATTAAATTATTTGTAATAAATTAGTATTTAATAAACAATAAAATAATAAAAATATTTTTTATTATTTTATAACTTTTTTATTTTGTTACGCCTTGTTTTATTATAAGTTGATTTGTTGATATTTGGATTTTTACGCTTTGTATCGTTATTAAAATTAAATTTTTTATATATTTTTCTTAAATATTTTTGTGTCAATTTTGATTTTGTTGGGGTTGTATTTTTTTCTGTTTTATTAATAATGATTTTAATGGTTGGATTATAATTTTTTGGTAATCTATTAATATATTTTACACCTTTTGAATTATTTATATCTTCGTAGTATACTAATTCTTTGTCTGTTAAATTTAATAATATTTGCCCTGTTGTTCTTACTATTGCCATATTTTTTTTATTTTTTCCAGAAGTTTTATTTAAATGTTTTTCAATCATTTTTTCATCTCTATATGAATGAAATCTTGGGTCAATGCCAATGTAATTTTTATTCATAATATTAATTAAATCATCATAAGAATTAATTTTATTATTCTTTAACTCCATTTCTATATTTTTTCTTCTTAAAAATGAAGAGAGACCTTTTTTTCCTTTTACAAATCCCGCATCATCAAAGCTTTTACCACTATTAGTAAATACAGAAGTTTCATTTATTTTTGAAATGACAAATTTATTATCTACATTATTTTCAATATGTAAACATTTATCATCACAAACTATTAATGAATGACCCTCTAAAAATGGTACTTTTTTTTTATCTTCTATTATTTCATTTATAATTTTTTTCGCATCAGTTTTATGTAACGCATCTAAAATTCTATTTTTTTTTGTTTTTAAATAAGATTTATCTACTTTATGTTTTCCATCATTTCTGTTTAGTGTAGAATTAATAATTCCTATTCCATTACCATTCAATCCTTCAATCCATCCAGTTTTTAAATCCTTAATATATGCCATTTCTACCCCATCAACTAACTCGTGAACTATAATTATGTTAGGTTTATAAACTCTATCTCTATTTTTTACTAATATTTTTTTATTATTTATAGTTGTATAAATAATTACACACATATATATATAATTGTATATTATTTTTATTATAAATCAGGGGGGTCTTCACCATAAAACTCTTTGTAAATCTCTTTTGTGTATGTTATATCTTGACCTTTTTCTTTTTTCTTTTTTATTAACTTAATAAATGATTCTTTATGTGCTACATGGTCTATTTCAATATCACCAGTTTCTTTGTTAATTGTTAAATATTTTTCTTTAACTAAAAATATATCACCTAATATGTAGTCATTTTTCATTAATTTTTGTAAAGCAAATAAAACCGCTTTTTGTTTAAATCTTGGTCCAAAATCATAGTAATAACCTGCTCTCTCCATCATTATATCATGAAATCTTCTCATTGGACTATTATAATAATTAATAGAACCAACAAAAGTTTCATCGTTAAAAGCTCCTGCTTGTTCTAGTGCGTTAAATAGCGGTTCCAAATATATTTTATAATAAGCGTGTGGGCTAGAATCTTTAAGTTCTTTTTTAAATGCGTGTCCTCCTTTTTTTGTTTCGAATAAGTATAACGCAGTTGCTATTTGGGGTATAACTTTTGATGGGTCACAAACATTTATCTGACTTTCTAATTCATCAAGTTTGGCTTGCATTTTTATAATTTAAAATTATATTTTTAAATTATAATTTAATTTTATTTAATATTAAATTTATTAATATTAAATTGTATAAATAATGACACGATAAAACGTAACAAAATATTTAATTTGAATAAGCTAAACCTCCCATACCGCTCATAATTCTTAGCACGTTGTAATTGGTAGCGTACACACGGACCTTAGCAGTCTTGGTTCCCTCAACGGTAGCGTTGGAGAGCACCAATTGGAGTGTGGCGTTATCAATTCTGGAGAAGTTGCATGTGCCGCTGGGTTGGTGCTCCTCGGGTCTCAAAGCAAATGAGTATACGTTAATACCCTCATCAGGGCATCTGGTGTGGGATTGGTAAGGTTGTACCCAAGAGAAGTAAGAACCTTCACGCTCAGAGAATCGGTCTTGGCCGTTCAATTGGAGCTTGGCAGTGACAACAGGGTTTTGGCCCCAGCAATGCATATCCAAAGAGGTCTCAGTAAGAACGAATGTGCCGGCATCAGAGACACCAGAGTTATCCAAGTGAGAGGAATCAGCAACAAGACCACCATGTGCGGGAACACCCTCACCACCAAAATTTACTTGATTGTAAGGATTGGAAGGACCGTGCCAGTAACCAGTGAAATCAACACCGCCATTAAGGACATCTGGTTGGTAATCCAAAGCACCAGCGTCTTGGAAAAGACCACGAGCATCAATGAAGGCACGAGAGTCAGCAGCAACGGAGGCGGGACCACCAAAGGCATGGACGGCATTAGGAAGAGCATCAATGGCATCAGTGTAGTTGAAGGGTTGGGCACCAAGTACCTTGAAAAGAAGAGCATCGCAAGTCAAAGAAGAGCAATAGTCAACGTTTTGATCGGGTTGGACGACCCAGATGAGCTCTTTCACGGGGTGATTGAAGTTCAACTTAATCTTGTTACTGGAAGAACCAACAGACTCATCACCAGTGAATTGGAGCTGAGTAATCAAGTACTCGTGAGGATTTTGGGCCATACGTCTGCGCTCATCAGTATCCAAGAACACATAGTCAACATACAAAGAGGCAGCAACCAAAGATTGATTGTAAGCAATTGTGGCAGGGACAGGGCGGCCAACAGCGTATTGAGTAGAACCAGGGTTTGTAGAAGGGTAAGGATTGTTGTTGCAGTTCAAGGTGGTAACAGCCCACAAGCACTCATCAATAGGACGGATATCAAGGTTAATCTTGACCTCGTGGTATTGAAGAGCAATCAAAGGGAGGGCAAGACCAGGGTTGGTACAGAACCAGAATTGAAGAGGCACGTAAAGGGTTGTCTCAGGAAGAGCATTACGAGGAGCGCAAACTTGACGAGGAGCCAAGGAGTCGCAAGGACCATCAACATCAGAGAAAGAGGGATCTGTGATGAATGTAAGTTGAGTAGTGTTACCAATCATCTTGAAGTACCCGCGTTGTTGCTCGGCTGTCATTGTGAGCTGATTCCAGATGTGCATCCAGTCACCATATTGACGGTCGATTCTTTGACCACCAATCTCAACCTCAACTTGAGCGATAAGTTGCTCACCGGGGTAATCTAACC